AAGGGCTGAGATCACAGTGGAAAAAAAAGCCCCAGAACAGTCTGGGGCAAAGAAGGAGAAAGAACTCCGTGCATGATCGCGAGATCAACATGCAGAGTTAATGTAGCACAGGCTCAAAAGATGAGCCACTGTTTAAACACATATGGTATTTAAAACCCCGGTAACTCCTAGAAAGTTACCGGGGTTTTATATTTATACGTTTAAACGCATATGCCATTTAAGTTGCGAAGATTAAGTTAAAACGCTTGACACGATGTTTTCTTAAATGAAAAATGCGAACAATTACAAGGAGGGTATATGGACTTACGTGAAGCTGCTAAACAAGCATTGGAGGTTCTTATCCAATGTACCGATCATTTCAAAGACCAGAGGATGCAACAAGCCATCGAAGATTTAAAAAGAGCATTGGCTGAAAAGCAGTGGCAGGACTAATGGATATTCAATTAAACGCAACAGACATCATCCTTGCTGCCCATGCATCAGGAACCATAGTCGGCATTAAGTTAGTTCAGAAAGACCGTGGTGAGGTAGTCAACAGGAGAATATCTAATCAAGGTGACTTTGCTATTCACTACGCAGGGATGCTAGGTGAAGTTGCTGTTAGTAAATATTTAAACATACCTTACCGAACTGACATCACGGTAGGGGGCGATGGTTATATTGATATGACCCATCACGGACAAACCATTCAGGTAAAGACTAGTACTCATGCGACAACGCCTGAACCACGTTACATAATATTTAACAAGCCAGAAGAGTTTTTAACTGATTGGGCTGTTTCATGTTCTATCCAATCTGCATCGGTGGTAAAAATTCATGGGTTCGCAAGCAAAAAAAAGTTCTTAGCAAAGCACGTTACGCATGACTTTGGATATGGCATGAGGTATTGTTTAGACGAGAAATTTCTTTCCCCGATTGACAGGTTTCATGAAGCAGTGGAGATGACTAAATGACAAGAAACTACAGGCAGGAATACGATTCCTACCAAGGCACAGAAGAACAAAAAAAGAACAGGGCGCAGAGAAACAAAGCCCGTAGAGACATGAAGAGTAAGGGTTTAAACGTCGCGGGAAAAGATGTAGCTCACAAGGTAGCTCTTTCAAAAGGTGGCACTAACAAAGACGGTGTTGCCCTCCAATCCCCATCAAAGAATCGCAGCTTTAAACGCAACAAAGATGGCAGCATGAAATGATCGATGAGTTATCGAATTATCATTTCGATCAGACTGCTAGAGTTGTCTGCCCTTTCTGCTCACCAGAAAGAAAAAAAAGTAAGCTAAAAGAAATGGCATTGTCACGCAAGCCTGATGGGGCAGTTGTCTATTACTGTCATCATTGTCTTGCCTCTGGCTCTGTTCAACCTAAAAAAGAGGAGGTCAAATTGTCTGCCGTTCCCGCCAAAGAAATAGTCAGCAACAAACTACAAGCCCATCACTACGAGTGGTTAAAGCAACGTGGCATATCACAGCAGACAGCAGATCGAATGCGATTATTCGCAGCAGACAAATACTTTGGTCGTTTAAACAAGTCGTGCGATGCCATTGGATTCCCTTACTACCGCGACGGTGCATTGGTAGCAGCTAAGTACAGATCATTCCCTGAAAAGGATTTCACCCAAGAAGCAGGTGGAGCGCATGACTTCTTTGGTATCGACAAGGTAGAGAAAGGCAAGCCAATCATCATCGTTGAAGGTGAGATTGATTGCTTAACATTGATTGAGGCAGGGATAGACAACGCCATATCAGTACCCACAGGCGCACCTATCAAGGTGGCAGACGGCAAGGTACTGCCCAGTGAAGATAAGAAGTTCTCTTATGTATGGAATGCCAGAGAGATACTTGAATCTGCACCTTACATCGTGTTAGCAACGGATCAAGACTCTCCCGGTCAGGCATTGGCAGAAGAACTAGCCAGACGTATAGGTAAGGAGAAATGCAGGGTTGCTCGGTTCAAACATAAAGATTTAAACGAAGTATTTTTGGACGATGACCCGACTCGGACTCCCAAGGAGCGGCTTGAGGACATCATCAACGCTGCCGCGCCGTACCCGATCTCAGGACTTTCCCAAGCCAGCACGTATGAGGAGCGTTTAAACGACTTATACAACCGAGGGACGGGCAAGGGGTTCAGCACGGGGTATCCGTCAGTCGATGAGGTTTACACGATAGCCCCTGCACAACTGACCGTCGTCACAGGTTATCCGTCATCAGGCAAATCGAATTTCATCGATCAGATAATGGTCAACCTAGCCAAGAATGATGATTGGAAGTTCGCGGTATGTTCATTCGAGAATCAGCCCGACATTCATATCAGCCGCCTGATGGAAATCTACACAAAGAAACGATTCTTTGATGGCAAAGAACGCATGACGCAGGATGAAAAAGATGAAGCGTTTAAATGGGTCAACGAACATTTTCTTTTCATCGATACCAACGGTGAGGAACCATCCACACTGGAGTCAATCCTAGATAGAGCCAGAGCAGCGGTTAAACGTATGGGTGTTCGTGGTCTAGTCATTGACCCCTACAACTACATTGAACTAGATAAATCAAATAGCACTGAGACGGAAGCCATCAGCAATATGCTGACAAGGGTTCAGAAGTTCTGCAAAGCGCATGACGTACATACGTGGTTCATTGCTCACCCATCCAAAATAAATCGCTCTGGAGTCGAACAGCCGCGCCCAGATGGCATGAGTATCAGTGGATCGATGGCATGGTGGGCAAAGACTGACTGCGGCATTACCGTACATAGGCATGATCAGTACGTCGAGATCGCCTGTTGGAAGTCACGTTATCGGTGGGTGGGTACGCAAGGTGAAACAACATTGCTCTACAACAAAACGTCGGGGACGTACATCGAAAACCTAGATAAGTTCTAATGCGTTTAAACAGAAAGTAAATCCCGGGAGAAGAAACCATCCCCGGGAACCTAGCGTATGTTTAAACGTAGTAGTTTGGTGGTGGAGCAGGTGGTGCTGGTGGCGGAGGTGGTGGTGGAATTTATGTTTGTTTAAACGAAAAAAAAGCCAGCGAAGTTTGCTGGCTTATTAATTTATTTAAACCCCTAACCTAGCTCGATATACTGCGCTCATTAGGTTATCGAACCTGCCCACTAGTTTGGGTCTTTTGTCTTTCGGCATACGCCATACCTGCCATACACCGTCATACTGGATAAACTTTTCATTCGGTTCAATGAATCGTTCATCATTCTGTAGATCGACTAGGTTTGAGTACTTGTATGCTTCTTTTAAAAATGTAGGGTTCCTGTTGGTTATGCACTTGACCTGTTTGAACATTATTAAATTACCCCATTATCTTTGCAATAATCAATCCATATATCGATTGTTTCCCAGTTAATGCCAATGTTTGCATCATGTTTTTCTTTAATAAGATTCAGCACTTGCCGCGCCTCATCATCTGTCAATGTGCCGTCAACTTCTTGAACATCAGTGAAGTGCCAAGAAATTGTAATTTCATCAGGTAACTCAGTTTGTAATTCTACTTTTACGAATGTCATGTTAAAACTCCTTAATGAATTAGTTGATTTGACTCTGGTCTAAAAAAATGCTCGACAGTGAATGACGTATTACACGCCTGTAAAAAATCACCACGATTCAACTCACAATCCAACGCTAAGTTAGTAGCTATTTTTATCATCACAGTGAACACAATGTGATCATCTAAACCGCTCTCAATACCTATATCAATTAACCTGCTAAATAGTTCCTGTGGTTCCACTGTCTGCCTCCAATATTCGGTTAATCATTTTTATTGCGTCTGCTGCGAAATCATCCACGCCGTTATCAAGTACATGATTCAGCACCAGTGCCATCGTTGGAGCGAGTGCTACAAGCCGCGCATTCGCCCTCTGGTATGTCAGTGGCACGTTCTTATTCTCGCACCGCGCTATCAGTACATCGCCTTGATCGGTTTGCTCCCACACAGTAGTGCGGGAAGCCCCCCGACCCTTGGGGACGTACCATTTTGCGCTGAGTCGAGTCAGCATCCCTCGACCACTATCATCTTTCATATCTGCCCCTCTCATGCTGCAAGCTTGATCTGTTTAAACGAAGCAGTAGCCATATCTGCCAACTGATCCACGCGCACTGCATTGGGATATACGCGCTGTACGTCATGTTGTATGCCGATACCCACTGTGCTGATCCCCAAGCGCGACCCTGCATCGACTTGCGCTCTAGTATCCTGTGGTTGACCTACGCCGTCAGTGATTGCAAACACGACCTTGCGCTGCTCTGGTCGCTTGTGCAGCACCTCATGCGCGTAGCGAATAGCGAAGTAGTCATTCGTATCACCGCCGCTGCATATCATCGGTAGCAGTGAATCCATTTTTTTCGGGTGAGTATTGAAGTCCTTCAACACCGATGTTTTACTACCGAATGTAATCACCGACACTGCAACACCTGCGCGGTGCAATGTGTCAACCAGTGCGCTGCATACGTTTACGGCGTGAGAGATCAGCGTCAGATTGTTTGCGTCAACCGCCCACATTGAAGCCGATACATCGAGTACCACGACCACTGCTGAGTCGATACCTGCTTCCTCATGATGACGTTTAAACACTGCGACATTACCTGCTGCGACAGTGTGCAGTGCTGCTGCATTCAGTGAGCCGGACTTGCGATTGATCTGCCACTCTTCCAGTGCTGAGTTCTCAAAAAGTTTACGCACCTCATAGCGCAGCTTGCCTGATTGCATAGGCTGCATTTTGATCCAACGATTGCCGCCAACGTGCGCTGCATCAGCCGCAAGACCGTACTTTTTTGAGTAGCTACCGCGACCGCCCTCGCCCTGCGGTTTGAGTGTAGGTTCGACCTCGATTGCATCGCCATGTTCTTTAGCTGCTTTGACCTGACCTGCATCAGCGGGAGCCTCTGGTGCTGCTTTATCACCTGCACCTGCCTTACCCTCGCCCTCGCCCTGATCGCCGCTCTCAGGCTGATCTGAGCCGCCCTGATCGCCCTCGCCCTCACCGCCCTCACCGTCCTGACCTTGGTCGCTCTGCTTTGATTGCTCTGGTTGCTCTGGCTGATTAGATTGGTCTGCTGCTTTGTTGATCTGCTCGAAAACCCAGATCGCCACGTTCATTGTGTCTTGACTGTTTAAACAGGCATCGATGCGCTTGGTAGCTTCATCAAACACCGGAACCAATGCGGCAGGTACTGG